TTAGCACGTAGAAGAAAAGCAGAAGGAGAAGCGTGGAAGAAGGGATAAATAGTTGCAATCAATACTGATTCTTGATCTTCTGATCTGAATCTACATACTCCAAGTCCTCTAAGACTTGGTGAATACTTTACTTTTAAACAACTTCGGTTTGTTTTGTTTAGTACACACTAAGTCATAGAGGATTCTTATGTCTTACGCTACAAGGGCGCTCGCAGCAGCGTCTGCCCTTCTGCTTGGGGCTCCAACGGCATTAGCAGGAAATGTTACCCTTCAAGGTAACTGTGTAAAGATAGGTACATCAGATAGAGGAACCATTGGTTCGCAAGGTAACACCGCACCAGGTATTCTCTATGATTCCACCTGTACTTCTACGTTTAACCCAGCATACGATTATCTAACACCAGGAACTCCATTTGAAGGATGGACGATTAAAGGTTTGGATGCAACTGGTGCGATTATTTTTAATCATTCCAACAATAATAATGCTGGATGGGGTCCAGTCAATCCAGTCACAGGAACTAACGTAGATTACTCTGGTGTATCGTATCGTGGAGTAACCTATGATAATCGTGCTGTCTGGTCTGGTTCTACTTCTAATTTTAATATCGAGCACGATGTAAGATTCAACGATACTCAACACTTTGTTGATATCAATACTCGTTTGGAGTTTTCTGTTGCCGTTCCAACTCTTTACTTTGGTAGATTTACTGACCCAGACGCAAGAGCCGCAGCAGGAGATAGTTCTGCAACTCTTAACGTTAGAGGATATGCTGGTGGTATTCCTGCAACTAATGTAGTTCTATCGGAAGCACTTGCATCTAAGTATGCTCTTGGACTTTTCACAGCAGCAACAAACTCCAATACAGGTGTAAGTAATGCTTGGACTACTAATCCAGTTGATTATTATAATGGAGTAAATGATGGTGATGGTGATTATACCATTGGTGTTGGATTTATGTTCTCTGGTTTAAATGCTGGGGATATTGTTAATATTCAATATGCATATATTTTTGGACCTTCTGCATTTGCTGCTGGTTCTACTGCTGTTGCTGGCGGAGCAGGTGGTGCTACTTCAACATCTTTTACCGTGACTGATGTAGGTTCTGCATCTGCACCAACCACACCATCAACTCCTTCAACTCCAACAGCAACAGGAACCTCAACATCAGATTCAGTTGCAACTTCAACATCATCATCCACAAGAACTGAAACTTCTTATGTAACAAGAACTGAAACATTTACTTCTTCTGATGGACACCCAGGTGTAAGAACTTATGTTGATACAGTTGTAACAACCATTCCCGTTACAACCACCACAACAACCACCACACCAGTCACAACCACCACCTGGTCTGATGGAACTACAACGACTTCATCAGGAACACCAGTAGTTACAACTTCGTCTTCTGATGGTTCTGGAACTTCTGCTGTGACTGCAACTGCTTTACAGACCACAGCAATTACCCGTCCTTCTGTATCTTCCTCATCAGTTCAATCCACAACTCTTCCAGTTCTAAACGTAACTGTAACAGAACATACCCCATCAGAGAATAGTGGAGTTCAAAGGATTGCAAGACATCATACTAAAACAACCACCACTCCAATGGTGAGAACGATTGTAACCACACCAGTTACAACGACAACCGATTCATCTGGAAACGATACAGTAACAAATGGAACTCCTGTTACTACCTACGAACTCTGGAATGATGTAGGAATCACTCATACGTATGATTCTCTTTATGGACGTGTAGACCAACTTGAAGTTCTTGATGGTATCAACGATGGTATCAATGGACTTCTCAATCACGAACCATCCAGAACCAAAGAGAAGTTTAGAGTATTTGAAAATAACAGATTTATTCAGTCCTATAATGCTGATGGGTATTCTGCTGATTCTAAAATCTTTGGCGGTGGATTTGAGTTAGACTTATCCAAAGGTTGGACCGTTGGTTATCAATATAATAACGTAAATATCAATCTCCGTGGTGTAGATTCAACTACAAAACAGAAGAAAGACGTTCACGGCATCTTTAACACATTCCACGGTAATACATTTACTCTGAATACCAATGCTGCGATTGCAAACAGTAAGTATAACTATTCCAGAACCGTAGAAGGTGTCTTTAATAATCAGGGAGAAACCACTGGAAATGAGTGGTGGGTATCTAACAGACTTTATTGGCATCTTGCAAAATGGTTACATCCATTTGTTGGACACTCCGTTCAAAATGTAAAGAGAAATGGATACACTGAAACTGGTTCTATTCAGTCCGCAAGAACTGTTGAAGCACATAATCAAACCACACACGTTGGTGAAGCAGGACTCAAACTTGAAACCAGATTTGGTGGTAAGAAGAGAGACTTATTTGGTATGAGTGTAGAGGGTGCTTATGCAACTGACAATTCCTATGGAGTAACTGCTTCTGTTGACTATAAAGAAATGTTAATAGTGGAAGGTTCTCATGGTGTTAATAATGGAGTTACTAACAATTCTATCGCTGGAAAGGTTAAGTTTAGGTTCTAAAATCCTAAATAACAAAGACATCATCATAAGGACTGATGGATAACGACAAGAAAGGTAAATGTATGAGTACTGTTATTCGTGTTGCTATCTTGAGTTGGTCTGCTGCTCTCCTAACAGCATCATATGCGGGTCTTCTTTCTAAGATGGATCCTACTTTTATTGCTACTGTATTTACAGCATCCGCTGCCACATTTGGTATCAATACTATGAAGAAAGGTGGTGAGGATGATGAGAAGAAAGAAGAGCCCCGCAGAGAAGAAGTTGTAGAAGCACCCCCAGAACCACCTGCTCCTGAAGCAGCAACAGCATCTCTTGAAGAAAGAGTTGAAGTTCTGGAAGGTCAAGTACAACCTCGCACAGGTGGAGCATAATGGCAAAGTCAGCAAACAAAGGTAAAAAGGGTTCTGGTGGAGCAGGTTCTGCCAATAATAAAAAGCAGAACTCTGGAAATGCTAACGCTAAAAAAGCAAAGAACGGCGGCAAGAAAAAGTGAGGTATTATGCCACGAGAGTGGAATACTCCAATTCGGGAGCCTTGGAATCCTGTAATTAAAAAGTGTCTAGATGCAGTTGACACTCATATGAAACTGCATCTAGAAACTCAGGATGACTGGCACCTTTCTCAGGCACAAATATTACGAAAGTATGTCAAAGATTTGAAAGTTTGGATACATAAACAAGAAGGATGGTGGGATGAATGAAAAAACTTCTTACAGCAATTGGTTTATCATTAACCCTAGTTGCTCCAGCTACAGCAGAAACAATTAAAGCATCACATCCAGTAGTACAAGACTACAGCATCGCAGCGATGGGTTGTATGATACTTCTGGATTGTTATGAAGGAATAGAAAAACTTTCTCCAGATAAAGATTTTGGAGATAGATTTGTTTTATTCAAAGATGAAGTCAAAAGAATATTGACTGCACTTGATAAACTTGGTATTGCAGTTTATCTTGGTAATGAGAGGTATTTTACCAGAAGCACTCTAGGCATTTACAAACCAGATTATAATCGTCTGTTTATCAGTAAGAGATTACTCGATGACCCTAGAGAGTTTTTAGGAACACTTCGCCACGAAGGTTGGCACACCGTACAAGACTGTATGGGCGGTGGACTAGAAACATCATTTATGGCACAAGTTCATCAGGACAAAGAAATACCTGATTGGTTGAGAGATAGAGTCACCAGAACTTATAGCATTGCTGGAATGGGGAGAGCAGTACCTTGGGAAGTTGATGCTAACTGGGCAGAAGAACAATCAAATGTGACTGCTGAGAAGTTGGAGATGTGTGCTAAAGGTCCACTATGGGAACAGATTGAACCAACACCAATGACCAAGGAATGGTTGATTGGTTGTGGATTTATGAAACCTCGTGATAATCTATATCCATATAACCCAGATAAAAAGAAAGCATATTGTACTCCAGGTAAATACTGATGCCTCAAGAGTTTCCCTGGGGAGTTTTTATATTGCTATCTTGTGGACTTTCCTTTACGGCATATATTATTTACTACATACTACGATTAGCATTTGAGGAAATGAAAGATGAAGAATCTAGCACTCATCCTATCGACGACAAGCCTTCTCATTAGTGGAGCACTTTGTTATGGTGCTTATGTGACTTATCAAAAAGCACAGAAGATTCTTGATAACCCAGAAGAGTTTGTTGGCAAGGTTGTGGAGAACCAAGTCAACAAAGCATTTGAAAAACTACCTATTCCGAAACTAAATACTGCGAGTATTAAGTTTCCTTTCTAATGGATAATAAAGACCCATACATATATCGTATTCGCTCAATCCATAAAGTAGTCGATGGGGACACTATTGACGCTGACATTGATTTGGGTTTTGATATCTCCCTTACTAAGCGAATTCGTCTTGCGGGTGTTGATACGCCTGAATCGCGCACTGCAGACGCAAACGAAAAGAAATATGGACTTGAATCAAAAGAATGGTTGAAGCATCGCTGTGAGGGTGCTAAAAACATTCTAATCAAGACTGAACTCCCAGATTCTACTGAGAAGTATGGTAGAATCATCGGACACTTGTTTATCAATGACGAAGCAACATCACTCAATGATCAGATGATTGCTGAAGGGTATGCTTGGAATTATGATGGCGGAACTAAGGTCAAGAACTTTGCTGAACTAGACGCAAAGCGTAAGAAGTGATCACTTTTCGTGAAACTCTTTGTACTGCCTTTGTTTATCTTTTTTCTGTTCTTTCTTGAGTAACTTATTGACTTTCTTCAGAGACTGACTCTTCTCAAAAGCAAAATATATCTGAGTTTCATATGGGGTAAGGTCTCTGCTCAAGAGTTTCTTACCCCTTACAAATATCTGTTGGACGATGGGTTTCATTTTCTTTACCATCCATTCCACCAAAGATTTGCCAACAAGAGCCGCAGCAACAGAAGCAGTAGCAGTGGTGCCAGCAAGAATAACCTGCTCTTTAGGTGGGAC